CAAAACGATTTATCAATCGTGCAGCCAATTCAGCCAGTTTATGCGCGGCATTGGAAAGTTCTCACTGAAACTATATGAACCGAATCCTAATGATAGAACGAAAACAGTATGATAGATATTAAAGACATATCCGGAAATATCCGCTTTTCTACTCCCATAAATCAAGGGAGCAAGCGTAAGTTCCTGTTGATGAAGGAGGATTATATCACATTGAAGTTTTCATTGGATGATCCTGTACACTTCAAGTTAGGAGATGGTATAGATAACGAGTTAGGCGTCTTTGAACTTGTGGACTTGTATAAGCCTGCTTATAACACATCAACAGGTGGTTATGACTACGAACTCCGTCTTGACGCTTACTATTGGAAGTGGAAGAACAAGAAGTTTTTCTATAACCCAGAGAATGGGAGTCGTGAAGCAGGCTGGAATCTAACCGATACCTTAAAGGTTCACATGGATGTATTTCTGAAGAACTTGGAAGTCCTGGATTATAAATACCATGGCAAAACGTTTAAATGCGAAATAGACGAGACAGTAGATACTTCATCTAAATTGATCTCATACGAAAACGTTAACATGATCGATGCCCTCAACCAAATGGTAGAGAGTTTTGAATGTGAGTGGTGGGTAGATGAAGAAGTGATTCATTTTGGTCGTTGCGAGGATGGCGATCCTGTTGACTTCGAACTAGGAATGAATGTCAGCAAGATGGATAGAAGTGATAGTCAAGATTCATACGCAACTCGTATTTATGCGTTTGGGTCAACACGGAACATACCGCCAACATACCGTAAGAAATTGATCTTTGATGTCAAGCAAGTAAGCGGACGTGATATAGCAGATACATCAAGAGTGCTTAAGAGTGAATACTTTCCATCCGATTCGATTTTGTGTGAAAGATTACAGGGAAAGGCACATATTGATGGAAGCGTTGTCAATGAAAATAGAGAATATAAGTGTACTATAATCAACGCTCTGAGTGGTGGTACTTATTCCGTGTTAACAGCTCCTGTTCAGTTTATGATTAGTGGAATAACCGGTACCGGTTCAACGGAATTTTATCCTCCTGTAGGAACGTATTACTATCAGCTGGATTTATATTACACAAAAGATGGTAAGGTTCATACTGTGTATAGTGCGAATAAAGAACATTACCATGCTGATAAAAATATAAATGGATTCAGAGATACGTTCAATCTTCCTTCTAGCTTCAATATAGAAAAGGGAGCTGTTAATCTAGAAGCGAAATTAACAGTAAGAGCGCAAACTGAAGTATCTCCTCGCGGTGTTTCTGCCCAGATTCTTTCCTTTGATCTTATATTAGAGAATTTGGCTCAGTCTGCGAATACTACTATTGTGTTCGCTACCGGAGCAAACGCTGGAAAGTCATTCAATGCCATATACAATCCGGGGTTCTTAACAGGCGAAGCAGCTAATGTGTTACGTTTGCCGGAGGGTATTACCGCTTCTAAAGGTGATAAATATACGATTGATAATATTGTTAAAGGTAATGTTCCATCTATATATTTCTCAGATGACAAAGGTTCTCAAACCGCTGAAGGTATTGTAACCAAGCATTTGATGATGCCTGAAGGTGTATCATATATTGATGCCTATGAAGGTATGACAGAAGAGGAAGCAGTAGAGCAGATCGTTGTCTTTGATGATATTTATCCTAGACGTGAAGGAGTAACCGCTAGTGTGACAACTCATCCATATACGGATTCTATTGAGAATCCGGATGGAACAAAAACTTCGAAAGATTGGTTAGCGTGGAGATTTAAAGACTCGGACCTGGGATTTCATTTCTCAAACGAATATAAATTGGACGGAGAAGAACTGAGGGTCGTATTTCAGTCTGGTCCTCTGGCCGGCATGGACTTTGAAGTAATATTCAATCCTTATGATTCAGCCAGAGGTGATAAGTATCAGCCTGAAAAATCAGAGGACGGAACCTGGAACAAGGATGCGCAGGTCTACGAGATAAAGCGTAATGATGATTATGGCAGAATGCTTCCTGATGACATTTTACATCCTTCTAAAGATGGCGGTGACACATATATTCTCTATGGTTATGATCCCCAATTTGTATCCGACAAGCTTATTCCTGACGCAGAGAAAGAAGTCGAGGAACGGGCAAGAGAATATATTGAAGAACTTAAACAGGACCCTTCTACTTACAATACCACCATGATGTCGGACTACATCTATGGCATTAATCCTGAAACGGGTAAACAAGATCCCGACTTTGCCAAGAGTTTCACCGTTGGTCAGAAAGTGAACCTTATTAATAAGGCATACTTTGAAGAAGGTCGTATCTCTCGTATTATAGGGCTTGAATATAACCTTGATATCCCTTATGACTCTCCGATATACACTGTCGGAGAAACAGCTCCTTATTCTCGTATTGGCGAGCTTGAAAACAAGATCGACTCTCTTACATACCGGAAGGAAAAGAGCAAACAGCAAGTAATTAATAACGGGAGTTCTTCTTCGGGTGGAGGAAGCACTATCGCAAAGTTAATACAGACTATAAATGTAACATCCAGTAATGTAGGATATATAAAGACTGGGGATATGATTCCGGCTGGAACTACATTGGAAGAGATCTTTATTAATATGCTTTCTCAAAAGGCTTCAGCAAAATTAGAATGGAAACTGTCGTCTTCTAATGATGTTGAATTTGGTACCCAGAAAGGTTATATCACTTATACAGCATATCGAAACGGTCAAGGCCCTATGGAACAAGCTTATTATGATAATAACCCTAACAACAAACTATTTTTTTCGGAAGAAGTCGGTGGCGTGCAGACTACAACGAGACAACTGCAAGGTAATTACACACAGGGAGAAACCTATTTTGCTACAGTCATATATGCTGCGAGTGAAGATGGGTCGTTGCCCAAGAAAGAATTGACTAGCAAGATCAGCGTTAACGTCAAACGTAAATGGTTCGCTGGCGTATGTTCTTCTATTCCTCAATCATCTGCTGAAGTGCGAGCACTAGGATCTAACGGCATATATAACGGTCCCGGTACATATAAATTCCAAGCAGGATCATGGAAAATGTTCGCTGTCTGCATTCCTGCTGATACAATCAAGGAGCTGACTTTGACTGCCTATTCCGGGAATTTCATGGAGAATGGCATGGAAGGTCCTATTGTAATATCCGTAGAAGGAGCCAACGGCAGCGAGGCAATCAATTATAAAATGTGGTATGCGAAAGCAGTCATGGACAATGATCCGGACACATTCACTTTTAAAACAGTTTGATCATGGAAGACAAAGTAGAAATAGCGAAATATCTATCTGAGATAAATACCGTATCTCCACGTTCCAGTCTTGTCATCGCTGGTGCAAGTTTCTATCTTCAGTATAAGAGAACAAGAAGTCTGGCCATTGACTCGACAGCAACCTGGAAATCCCTTGCGGATGCGACCCGCTATGCCCAGAATATTGACACTACAGCCTATGTGCCCTACGACGGTCAGATGATAACCGTAAAAGAAGAAGGCAAAACGAATATCTATGTTCTTGTCATTGACGAATCGCTACCAAAGGATGACGGACGTGTGCATTGTAAGCTAGAACCAGTTGCGTCCATGTCATACGCCGATGACCGATATCTCCGCAAAGGCATTAAGGATACGCTAGAGAAAGGCTTTACTTCTAAAGAGGGCTGCGACATCGAAGGTGGCTTGAATGTCGGTAAAATGACCCGGCTGTCCGGTGGTGTCGTCGTGATGGCCGACACCGATTATGGAGTTACAGAATCAGAAAAAGAAAATCCCGAAAATAGTAATGTTATGGCAATAGGATTAACAGAAGTTCCTAAAAACAGTGGATTCGGTTCTACCTCACTGGGTGAGATGGATAACACAGATGAATCATTCGATCTAGTTCCGGATGGAAACTATATGATGCAAAAACGAGCAGGTGTATTCTATCCCGTGAAAGCAGCTGCAGGCGGCGGAGGAACAAAGCTCACGCTTGCCTTTGTCACTCCGTCAAATGCAACGGCCGTTCATGGTAAGGAGACACTGATCAAGTACACATACTCATCTACCTTGTCCGGAGAGGAAACCGGCGAAGGCATCGCAACCTATACCTTAAATAATAAGCAGGTAGCCTCCGAAACAATCAACCAAGGCGAAGTCTCATTCAACATAGGCAAATACCTGTCTTTAGGTGATAATATCCTCATCGTACAAGTAACCGACAGTTACGGAGCTACCCGCAAGCTGACATTCAAGATCAATGCGGTAAGCATTGCCGTAACGTCTACATTTGACGATTCAAAGGCTTACACCGGAGCGATCTCATTCCCATATACCCCGATGGGCGCAGTAGAGAAGACAATTCATTTTCTTGTAGATGATAAGGAAACAGGTACTTACATCACATCTGTATCTAACCGACAGCAGACATATTCAATCCCGGCACAGGCGCATGGTGCACATACGCTCGACGTTTATGCGACGGCAACGATCAATGATACCGAAGTAGAAAGCGATCATCTACGTTATGATATTATCAGCATTGTATCCGGAAACAACACACCGGTTATTGCGTCATCCTTCAGGACTGCCGAAGTGGAACAATTCAGCACACTCCTGATCCCCTACATCGTTTATAATCCTGCTACAACGACAAGTGATATCACCCTGTCAGCTAATGGAATCGTAATTAGTGATCAAACGATCGACCGCACGCGACAAACATGGAGTTACCGGGCAGAAAATCCCGGAGAACTGGAACTGAAAATAGCATGCGGATCTGTGAGCAAAACATTCAACCTGACGGTTAGGGAATCAGAGATCGATGTTCGTCCGGAGGAAGCGGATCTCGTTCTCTTCCTCACCTCCGTGAACCGCAGCAACAACGAAGAAGGGAAAAACATCTGGAACTACGGAGAGATCTTCGCCGTACTTACCGCATTCAACTACGCAACGAACGGATGGATCAAGACAGTTGACGGATTCGTAGCTCTTCGCGTTAATGGCGATGCACGTGTAACCATCCCCTACAACTCCTATGCCAACGACTTCCGTTCAACCGGTAAAACAATTGAATTCGAATTTGAAACCAGAGACGTTACCGACTACGATACAGTCATTCTCAGCTGTATGAACGGAGGAATCGGACTTGAAGTGACCGCACAGAAAGCCATATTCAGATCTGAACAAACCTATATCGAAACACAATTCAAAGAGGATGAACGTGTCCGGATCTCCTTCGTGATCGAAAAGAAAGCGGAGAACCGGCTGATCTTCGTCTACATCAACGGTGAGATCTGCGGACTGATCCAGTATCCGGAGCAAGACAACTTTACTCAGCCCAATCCTGCCGGGATCTCGATCGGCAGCAGTGACTGTACCGCAGATATCTTTAATATCCGTGTCTATGACAATGCCTTAAACCGCTATCAGCTTCTTGACAATTACATTGCCGATATGGACAATCTTGAACTGAAGCGCAAGCTATATGCCCGGAACAACATTTATGACGACTATGGGAATCTCAGCTATGAGAAGCTGGCGAATCAGAATATCTCATTCACCATCGTCGGTGAGCTTCCGACTTTCAAAGGAGACAAGAAGACTGTCACCCTTGTTTATGAGGACAGGGAACATCCTGAACGCAGCTGGGTAGCAACCGGAGTAGAGATCGACGTACAGGGAACATCCTCTCAATGGTATCCTCGAAAGAACTTCAAGACAAAATGCAAGCAGGGATTCACCATGACCGCTACCGGTGAACATGCCGATAAAGTTGCCATCTTCGAAGAGGAAATACCTGTAAACGTATTCTGCTTCAAAGCGGACTTCGCCGAATCTAGCGGTGTACACAATACCGGTATGGCCCGTTTGATCGACTATATCCTTCGTGGCATGGGATTCCTTACTGAAGCACAGAAGGCTGATCCCCGCGTCCGGACGACAGTCAACGGCCGCCCGTCGGTGATGTGGCATCAAACATCAGAAGATGCCGAGAGAACATCACTGGGCAAATACAACTTCAATAACGACAAGTCAACGGATGAAACATTCGGATTCAAGGCCGGCTGTGAAAGTTGGGAGATCCTGAACAATACCTCCGATCGTGTACTCTTCAAACGTTCGGACTATATCACCGTCGACTCGGAAGGTAATATAGAATGGCTGAAAGACTTCGAAGCCCGTTATCCGGACGGAAACGAAGACTACACGAATCTAAAGCGCCTGACTGACTGGCTTGTCTCCGTAAAGGATAACCCGACGAAGTTCCGGGCC